TGCGCCTGTTCATCTGTACGGGTTGACCGATCTTGAAATCCAAGCGTGACGCCGCACGGCGCACGCCTACCGAAGGAGCCGCATGGCACCTGGACCAGCACCCAAAGACCCTTCCCAGCGACGCAGGCGCAACGCGCCGGCACGTGGCGAATGGGTAGATCTACCTGAACTCGATAAGCCTGTCTTGCCGGATATCCCCGAAGGCAACTGGTCAGAGCGCACGCAGAAGGCGTGGGAGCTCTGGCGCGCCGATCCCGCGACAAGCCAATACTCAAGCGCCGCGATCGCACAGGCAATCAACTTGCTCCACCTCTTTGAGGGATGGGTGCAAGGCGACGAGAAATACAGCGAAGTGCGCTTGACCATGGACGGCCTCGGCCTAACACCGAAAGGCAAGCGAGACCTCCGCTGGCGATCGCCGCAAGAGACGAAAGAGGATACGCAGCGCGAGCGTCCAAGCTCGACGCAGCGCGTCAAGATCGCCGCTAGGAAGTAGCGATGCTCGAGTACGAGCACCCGACTCTCGGTGCGCAGGTTGCCGACTGGATCGAGACCAACTGCGTCATTCCCGATGGCGACCACGCTGGCGAGCCTTTCGTCCTTACCGACGAGCAGCTGCACTTCATCTGCGACTTCTACCGGCTGAAAAACGACGCCGACGCAGAACACCCAAACAACGCTTTCGCTTATCGCCGAGGAATGCTTGTCCGTCCTCAGAAATGGGGAAAGGGACCACTAAGCGCCGCCATGATCTTGGCCGAAGCCGCCGGTCCCGTCCTCTTCGACGGTTGGGACGCTGACGGATACCCAGTTGGCCGACCGTGGTCGACACCCTGGATTCAGGTCGTCGCCGTATCCGAAGACCAGACCGACAACGTATGGAACGCACTCGTTCCGATGATTGAGCTGGGTGGCCTCCGCGCCGAGATCCCCGACACCGGAAAGACGCGAATCAACCTGACCACCGATGTAGGCGTCGGCAAGATCGAGCCGGTTACCTCAGCTGCACTCTCCCGACTCGGCCAGCGCATCACCTTCGCAGTTCACGACGAGACGCACAGCTGGACTCGCCACAACGGTGGCGTCAAGCTGGCCGACACCCAGCGCAGAAATCTCGCAGGTATGGGTGGCCGATCGCTTGAGACAACCAACGCTTGGGACCCCACCGAAAACAGCGTCGCGCAGCAGACCGTCGAGGCAGACCTCGAGGACGTGCTGGTTGACATGAATGCAGCGCCCGAGCTGTCAATCCGCAATAAAGCCGATCGCCGCAAGATGCTCAAAGCGGTCTACCGAGACTCCTGGTGGATCGACCTAGATCGGATCGAAGCCGAAATCGAAGAACTTCTCCCCCGCGATCCAAACCAAGCGCAGCGTTTCTTCTTCAACCGCATCGTCGCCGGATCTGACCGAGCGTTTGATGCAGAGCTCTGGAAGACGCTTGCCAAACCTCACGAAGTAAAAGCCGGCTCGCTTATCACCCTTGGTTTCGACGGAGCGCGCCGCCAAGACTCCACGGGCCTCGTTGCTACGGAGGTCTCCACCGGATACCAATGGGTTGCCGGAGTATGGGAGCGTCCGCAAGACACCACCGAAGACGATTGGGAAGTGTCTGAGGCCGAGGTCAACCAGGTGGTCGAGTACTTCTTTGACCGCTACGAAGTTTTCCGTCTTTACGCCGATCCCCCGTATTGGGAATCGGCACTCGATCGCTGGGCTGGTCAATATGGCGAACAGAAGGTTGTTCGCTGGTGGACCAACCGCAACAAGGCGATGGCATACGCACTACAGGCTTGGGTGACCGATTGGCGAACAGGCCAACTTTCACACGACGGTTCTGAGGTTCTTCAGCGCCACATCCAGAACGCAGTCAAGACGAACACCCGCATCCGTGATGAGCAAGGTGGATTCCTCTGGACCATCCGCAAGGAAGGTGCCAAGAGTCCTCACAAGATCGACCTTGCCATGGCCGCGTGTCTCTCATGGGAGGCTCGAGGCGACGCGATGCGCGACGGCGCAACGAACAAGACCAACTTCAAGACGACAGGCTGGTGAGATGGCAGAGCAGGCAACACTCCAATACTGGCTCGGCGTGCTCAACGAAGAGCTCGACGAGCGGATACACGAAATCCGCAAGCTGGACAACTACTACGAGGGTGACCACCCCGTCCCCGATCACGTCCGCGAGATCAAGCTCGAGGCCGAGTATCGCGTCCTGCTCAAACAGGCCGTAACCAACTGGCCGAAGCTGATCGTCGACTCCGTAGAGGAGCGTCTTGAGGTCACGGGCTTTCGCTTCGGCGATGGCTACGAGACCGATGGCGACATCTGGCAGATCTGGCAGCGCAACGGACTCGACGCCGACTCCGGCCTCGTCCACGACGCTGCGCTGATCAACGGACGCGCTTACGCGATCGTCTGGGCAGACGCAAACGGCAACGCGCAGATCGTCCCCGAACATGCCTCCACCACGGTCGTCGCATACGACCCGCAGAACAGCAGGCAGCGCCTCGCAGCGCTCCGTCGCTGGAAGGAAGGCAAGCGCTGGTACTGCACCCTCTACCTGCCCGACGGGCTCTACAAGTTCCAGACGGTTGACAACGTTTCGCTGCCAAAGCGCGGCAACTGGGAGATTCGGGAAACCCCGAACGAGCCTTGGCCGCTTCCGAACCCACTCGGGGTCGTGCCGGTGGTCGAGTTCCAGGTCAACCGGATGCTCAAGCCGTCCATGTTCGGCGAGGCCGAAGGCGAGTATGAGAACTGCGTACCGATTATCGACCGGATCAACACCACGATCTTTGCCGGACTGCTGGCGCAGGCTTACAGCTCGTTCCCCGTCCGCGCTCTGATCGGCGATCCGATCCGGCTCGACGAGAACGGAGATGCAGTCGCGCCGTTCCAAGCAGCGGTCAATAGGCTGATCCAGATCGAGAACCCTGACGGCAAGCTGATCCAGCTGCCTGAATCCGACCTGAGCAACTACATCAACTTTGCCGAGATGCACGTTCGGCACCTGGCAGCGATCACGAAGACGCCGGCGCACTACTTGCTCGGCGACATGGTGAATCTCTCCGCTGACGCGATCCGCGCAGCTGAGGCTGGCCTCATCTCCAAGATCCGCAAGCACCACCGCACACTCGGTGAGGCTTGGGAAGAGACGATGCGCCTCGCACTCTTGGTCGAGAACCCCGCCGACGCTCGAGCAACGGCGATCGACGCCGAGGTCCGCTGGAAGGACCCAGAGTCCAGGTCGCAGGCAGAGCAGGCAGACGCCGCAGTCAAGCTCGCCAACATCCTGCCGTGGCAGGCACTTGCCGAGAAGGTTCTCGGAGCAACGCCGCAGCAGATCGCGCAGTGGGAGGCGCAGCGATCCTCGGACGCACTCGGAGCACTCATGGCGCAGCCGATCGACAACGCACAGCTCGACGCGATTCAGCAGCCGCCTAGCGCCTAATGCCTGCAACGCGAGAAGCGCTTGCACACAAGGCTCAGATTGCGCGAATCAAGTCGCAAGCGTCGCAGTCATACGAGCGCGCATGGAAAGAACTCGGCACGTACAACCGAGAAGACCTGCCGCGACTGCTGAACGCCACAGTCCCAATCGCACAAGCTGCACAGCGTCAGACGGTCGGCGTCACTAACGCGCTGATCGCTCGACGCCTCAAGCGCCAACCCTCCCAGATCAACCCGCTTGATTACATGGGCGAACGTGTGCGAGGTGGCGTGTCTCCCGAAGAGGTCTACGCAAGACCGCTGAAGCAGTACTGGCGGATGCTCAAGAAGGGATACACGTGGGAGCAAGCGCAGTCCAGCGGGCTCGCAGTTGCCTCAGCTTCACTGGCAAGCGACGTCATGCTCTCAATGCGTGGCACGGTCGCCGGTCTTCAGCTGCGCGAACCTGGTGCATGGGGATACCAGCGAGTCCCTGGCGGCAGCGCGTGTGACTTCTGCATCCTCGCCTCAACCCAGCGCTACTACTCCGGTGACCTCGAGCCGCTGCACAACAACTGTGGCTGCGGCATCGACATCATCACCGCCGAAGACGATCCAGGCCGCGTTATCAACCCCGAGCGGCTAGAAGCAGTCGAAGCCGGCAACAGCGAGCTGGCCATCCGATTGAACGGCGAGTACGGCCCGCAGCTGATCACCAGCGCGGCATAAAAACTTCCCCCCAGGCTCTAGTACCCAATGTCGCCGCATGGCGACCTAACCACGAGGAGGCCGCATGGCACCCGAAGAAGTGAGCCAAGAGACAACCGCAGAAGTCGAAGAGACTGAAGTGGAAGCAGCACCCGAAGAGGTCAAGGCTGAACAGCCTGAAGCCGCTGAGGAGACCGATTGGAAGGCATACGCGCGCAAGCACGAACGTCTCTCCAAGAAGGCAACCAAGCAGATCGACGACCTGCAAGCTGAGCTGGCGAAAGCCAAGGAAGCCACGCAGACCGATCAGGAAAAGGCTTTGGAGCAGGCTCGCAAAGAGGCTGCCGACGAAGCCCGCAACGAGGTCGTTGGAGAGCTCCGCAAGGAACGTCTTCAGGCCGCAGTTGCCCGATCCGCAGCTGGCAAGTTCGCTGACGTGGACGACGCCATCAAGCTGCTCGATCTGGAAGACGACGACATCTTCGACGAGGATGGCAAGGTCAACGCTGACAACCTGAAATCAGCGCTGGACGACCTCCTCGATCGCAAACCCCATCTCGCCGCTTCACCACTTGGCAAAAAGCCAGCTGGTGATGCCGACGCAGGCAAGGGACAAGGCG